TTTAATCCCATACTACTTTTTAGAAGGGAGAGATTCTAGTGTTAAAAGTTGAGAATGTTCTTCGCAACGAAAAAGGTGAAAATGTTTTAAATGATTACTTTGAAAGTATAATCATAAAGGGAAATTTCATCTTAGTTCAAAAAAATGGTTTTAAAGGACTGTTTAATGCAGAAAATTTTAACAAGATTTTGGAATGTGAATGGGATAAAATTGTTTTTGATTGGAATTATATATTAGCATATAGAAATTCACAAGTAGCAGTTTTTGAACAAAACGGAAACAAGATTTTGGAATGTGAATGGGATAAAGTAATCATATATGAAAAAGGTCTGCTTGCAATAAAAAATGGAATGCAAGGTTTCTTTAAATATAATGGTACTCCTATTCTAAACTGCGTTTGGAGAAGAATAGAGCCGTATTCTGAGGTTATTTTAGCCTATAGAGGAAAAGGTGCTAAAAGAATTATATATGACTACGATGGAAATATAAAAAAACAACAATAACATATAGAATAACAGATAAGTACGTATACTTATCTGTTTTCCTTTTTATCTCTGAATTTTTTAAAAAAAGGATATTGACAATATTTTAAAATCGTGCTAAAATTATTTTTAATATTTTACATAAAGAATTGAAAATAAATATGTAGTTTGTATTGGAGAAAAGAATGGAACAAAAAGCACGAATTTTAGTATTAAAAGATAAATTAATAAAATATGTTTTTAGGCTATTTTTTCTCATGCCTTGAATTAGTATGTAAAAATCAAAGAATGGATATTCTTTGATTTTTTTATAAAAAATGTTCAACTTTTGTTAATCCCCCTAAAAGGGATTTATATATAGTCTATGAATTAAATTAAAGTTAGGAGGAATGATTTTTATGAAAAAAAAGAATGAAGTGTGTAAAGGTTTGTTTTTAGACCAAAATCAAAGTCCTAGCCAGTTTTTGGAAAGGCGGTTAGCAACTCTTTTCGGAATCAATTCTAAGGCTATAAAAGCACTTGATTTGGTTAAGGAAGAAATGTGTGTAGAAAAAGGATTCAAACGGGATAACGGAACTGACTATTACAATCATTGCGTTGATGTTACAAACACTTTAATTTCATTTGAAATTAAAGATGAAGATGTTATTTGTGCTGCATTATTACATGACATAATTGAAGATGTCGAAGGTTACAGGCGAGTTACTATAGAAAAAATGTTTAATGATAATGTTGCAAGATTGGTTATGCTTGTTACCAAAGAACATGGTGTTGATTACAAGCAACCGGCGGCAATAAAAGAGTATCTTAAAGGCATAATGTCTGATATGAATTCAGCAGCAATAAAAACTGCTGATAGAATGCATAACATGATGACTCTTGATGAAAAAACATTTGAAGCTCGTTATAGAAAAGCAATGGAAACAAAAACATATTATTTACCTTTCTTTAAACAGTGTAGATATATGTATCCTAGATACGAAAATCTTTTCTATGCAGCACGAGCAGAAATAGAACCGTTGATTTTCCATATTGAATCTTTTTATACTGAAATTCAAAAACAGCAAGAAGAAATAGAAAAACTCAAAAATCAACTTACAAATTCATAGACAATAAGGTGTCCTGAAATATGGACACCTTATATTTTTTTCTATAATAATTTTATTATTTTTATTTTTTTATATAAATTTTCAAAAACTTCAACTTTTTCCAAAAAAATTTCCGTTCTTATATATAGAGGGGGATGGAATTATGGTTAAAGTTTTTGAATATCATAAATATTATCTGATTTCATAAAATTTACTATCATAATTTAAGAATGGAGTAATTTATGAAGGAAGATAATGTAGTTTTTGTTTTTGATGAGAATGCAGAAGATATTGAGAGTAAAATACTAAAGATTTTTGAAGAATATATAGAGAAATGGGCTGACAAATATTATTGCTAAAGTTATAATTAGCATATAGTTAGGTGTTTTTCATATAGGAGGTTATATGAAAATAAACAATAAGAAAATTGCTGCATACATAAGATTATCAAAGGAAGATGGTGATAAAGAAGAGAGCGAAAGCATTACAAATCAAAAGGAGTTAATTAAAAACTATGTCAAAAAAAATAATTTAGGTGAATATGAATTTTTTATTGATGATGGTTATAGTGGTGGGAATTTTGAAAGGCCTGAGTTTAAAAGAATGATTGGAGAAATAGAAGAAGGAAATATTTTCATAGTTATAACTAAAGATACATCAAGGCTTGGTAGAGATTTTATTGAAACAAGTAATTATATGTTTAAATATTTCCCGGAGAAAAACGTAAGGTATATAGCTATATTAGAAAATTTTGACACATTAAATCCAAATGGAGTTGAAGATATTATACCATTTCAAACTATTGTAAATGACTGGTATTTAAAAGACATATCTAAAAAAATAAAAAGTGTAAGACAAAATAAAATGAAACAAGGTTTGTATATGGGTAGTACAGTTCCTTATGGATATAAAAGGTCAGTAGAGAATAATTGTAAATTAGTAGTAGATGGCTATTCAAGTAAAATAGTAAAAAGAATTTTTGAATTAAGATTAGAAGGAATTACACCAACAATGATTGCTAGAAAATTATCAGAAGAAGGAATTGAGCCACCATCTATATATAGTAACAAAAATATAAAAAAGACATATACAACAAATTTGTGGGGACTATCTACAATAAATCAAATACTTTCAAATCCAATATATATAGGAACTTTAACACAAAGAAAGTTTGATAAGTTAAATTATAAAAGTAAGAAAAAAATAAAGTTAAAAGATGAAGATTGGATAGTAGTCAAAAATTGTGTAGAACCAATAATTACTGAAAAAGTTTTTAATAAAGTACAAGATATGAAGAGTAAGCAGGTAGGAAAGTTTAATAAAAAATATGATTATATGCTAAAAGGACTAGTTTTTTGTGGTGATTGTGGAAGAAAAATGACAGTTAGAAGAAGAGTAAATAAAAGAAAGAAAAAAGAGAATAAAATTGAAACATATTATTGTTGTAGTAATAATATTAGATATCGAAATGGTATATGTAGTCTGCATTACTTTAATGAAGAAAAGTTAAATAAAATAGTGATTAATTATTTAAAAGAGATATTACAAAAATATGCTAATAAATCTGAAATGAAAGCAATATGTAATGATAAATATGAGAAAATGTTTACATTTAAAGAATTTGAGAAGGAAAAAGAAATGTATTTGAAAAAGGTAGAAACATTTAAAATGGCATTGAAGAATTTATACATAGACAAAACAAATGAATTAATTTCTGAAGATGAGTTTATAGATTTAAAAAAAGAAATAGAAAATGATAAAAATATGCTTTTAACTAAAATATCTGAAATTGAAGAGATGATAGGTAAAAACAAAAAGGAAGCGGAAGAACAAAAAAACATAGATAAAATTATAGAGAAGTTTTTAAGTTTAGAAAATCCTGGTAAGCAAATATTAATGGAACTTATAAAGAAAATAGAAATAATGGAAAACAAGCAAGTAAAAGTATATTTGAATTTTAATTTAAATAAGGTAAATGCATATGGAACAAATTAATTGTGCATACATAAGATTATCAGAAGAAGATGTAAAAAAGGATATAAACGAATATTCAGAAAGTATAACAAATCAAATTATACTTATAGAAGAATTTGCTAAAAAAAATAAAATACAAATTCATAAAAAGTATATAGATGATGGATTTTCAGGAATAAACTTTGCAAGACCTGCATTTAAAGAAATGCTAGAAGATATAAGTAATAAAAATATTTCTACTATAATTACAAAAGATTTTTCAAGATTAGGAAGAGAATATATAGAAACTAGTTATTATATAACAAGATACTTTCCAGAAAACAATATAAGATATATTGCTATAAATGAAAATTATGATAGCTCAAAAAAAGATAATGACTTAAATGAGATTATTGTTGGTATTAAAGGAATAATTAATGATAAATACATAAAGGAGACTTCAAAAAAAATAACAGAAGTAAAAAAACAAAAAACAGAAAAAGGCTATTATTTAGGTTTTATAGCACCATATGGATATAAGAAAGTTAGAAACTTAGATGGGAAAATAACAATAATACCAGACGAGAAAGTATGTAATATAGTAAAAAGGATTTTTGAAGAAATTGCAAAAGGTAAAAGTAAAAAAGCTTTAGCACAAGAGTTAAACGAAGAAAAAATCTCTTCACCTATGCAATATTTAAAGCTTGCAAAATCGAAAGGTAAAAACTATTATGATAAATGGACAGAAGGAATTATTTATAGAATTATAAGAAATCAAATTTACATTGGAAATACATATAAAAGAAAATCTATAAAACAAGATTATAGGCAAAAGAAAAGAGAATTTATTTCAGAGAAAAATAGAGAAATTATAGAAAATATGCATTTGCCAATTATAAGTAAAGAATTGTTTGAAAAAGCAAACAAGCAAATAGGAAGAAATGCACAAAAATTAAGTAGAGTTAAAAATTGTAATTGTAACTTTATTGGTATAGCAAAGTGTGGGGAATGTGGTAGTAATTTAAAAATATCTGGAAGGAAAAGAGAAAGCTCAAACATTACATTTAGTTTATATTGTTCAAATGGTAAAAATCCAAATAAAGAATGCACAAATACAAGAACAATATCAGTAAAAAAGCTAGAAGATATTATATATTCAAAATTACTACAAATAGCAAAAGAGAATTTAGAAGATGATAAAATTATTGATGCAAGTAGCAAATATGTTTTAAATAATAAAAAATATATAAAAAAAATAGAAAACTTTGAAAAAGAAATAGAGTATGCAAAAAAAGAAATAAAAGAAATGTATTTAGAAAAGGTTAATAAAAATATAACTGAAGAAAAATTTAAAGAAAAGAGAGACAAAATAAATAAACAGATTTTATTAATTGAAGGTGAGAAAGAAAGATTAAAAAAAGAGTTAGAATATGAAATTGTTAAAACAAATATGATACAGGAATTTAAAAAATTCAAAGAAAAAGATAATTTAATGAATTATATAAATGAATTAGTAAATGAAATAATTTTTTATGAAAACAGGAGAATAAAAATAAAATTCAAATTTACAAATTAGTTTACTAAACTGCAGTCAGCAGATGGAGATAAAAAATATAGTGAAAAGGCCTTAAAATATTATAAAAAAATGGGATTGAATGCAATTGTAAAAAATATAATTGAAAACAAACAACCTTTTTTAATACAAAGTTTATTAGAAAGATACAAGCCT